ATACTTTGTTCTTCATTTGTTTCAATTAAATCACTATCTAAATCATTAGATATCTGAACACTTGGTATTTCTATCTTCAAGAAAATACTTGAAATCATATCACCATTTTTACTTAATTGACAAAATCCTTCTTCTCCAAAATTAGGAATAAGATTAAATGTTTCTTCTACTAAATCAATTGCAAAAGGTGTATGTCTTAAATATACTATTTTAAAAAATGTAATTTGTGGATCAATTGTTAAAAATGCATCTTTTATATCTGTTGATACTATCTGTAAAAGACTTCCTGTCATTACATTATAATAATATAAGTATTTTTAAGTATAATTTTAAATTAATTTCTTTACAAATATTAATATGAATATTGTAAAAAAACTTGTCAAATATCTTATTTTATTAGCAGTTCTTTTTATATCAATAACTTGGATCACTAAATCTAAAGTTGAGATGTATAATCGAGTTGCTATTAGTTTAATTGGTGTATCTACTTTTGCTATTCTTGATCAATATGCACCATCATATCTTATTGAACAAGATAAACATTAAATAATTTTATAAAATAAACTCCTATCTTTTACAAAGATGAAATAAACCGCAAAGAAAGCGCTTTATTAATCTTTTACAAAGATGAAATAAACTCCCATCTATTATATTCACAAATTTTTTTCCATTCATCATCATGTTCTTGTAGTTTATCTCTAGATTTTAAATATGGAAAGTATTGTAAAAATGTATCCTCTTCTAAAAGTTCAAATATTTTATGAAATACGAAATTATTATTTAAAAAGTTTTTTCTATTACTTTTTTTTCCAGAAATCCATGCTTCTTGAACCTCTTTAAACATTGATCTAACTTTTTCTTCAAGTTCTCTTGACATTGTTGGTGGAGGTATGCCATTTAACTTATTAATAATATATGGTATATGTTCATAGTATGAATTTAGATTTAGATTTTTTAAAATACTTCTCATAATTTTATTATCTAGTTTAGATAAATCTGTTATTTTCATAACATTAAGTTCATTAATTATTCGTTCAAAAATTTCAGGCTGAATATCTGTTGATTCTTTACCTTGACACTGATTTAATAATTCTGAAAAATGATTCATTCGTTTATATCCATTTGGTTTTGATTCAATTATCTGATCTTTAAAGTTTGGTTTGTCAGAATCCATTTGTATTGGATCAGAATCTCCACAACCGGTACATGTTAAATAACCATCTTGTAAATGTAGTGTTTTTTCTATTTTACATTTATCACATGTTCTTATTTGAACTTGTGATTTTTTCTTAAGTTCAGACCCAGCAGTTATTTTCATATATTTATTAAATAAATTATATTTATCATCCTCATTAGATTTCTTTGTCTCTTTAATTCTAACAAAGAAATCTTGAAGATCAGTTGGAACATTAGTTTTTTTTGTTTCTTTAACAGAGCTATCATAATACTTAAAAAGAATATCAGCAGTATCTAATAGATATGTTAATTCATCTTCATTTTCTTCTAGTTTTTGTATTTCTTGTTCTAACTCATTTAATTGATCATTTAAGCTATTTTTTAATTTATTTATTAAAAAAAAATCATCTAGAATTTTAATTCGTTCTTTTAAATCTTTAATTATTTGTGAAACATTTTCTTCTAAATCCTCAGTATTAGTTTCACGAACTGTAGTTCCTTTTCCAATAATATCTTCAATTTGATTCTTTTTATTCTTATTTATTTTTTCAGCTTTTTTATTTATTTCAAGTTCTTTTAACTTTAAAGTTAATTCTGCTTTATAATTTTCAGGATCATTTAATTTATCTAAGACTTGTTTTATCTCATTTAATTTTTCAATAAGTTTAGGAAGTGATTTTTTCTTTTTTGCGAAATCTTTCATAATTTCGTTATGTTTAGCGTCTAAAGTACCATGTACAATGGTAGATTCTTTCAAAACATTTTGGCAAAAAGTTGAGTATTTTATATTTTTTTCTTTAAAATTAGACATTAGGCTGTATCGATAAACAAATGTATTTTATAAACTTTAAATAAATTTATTATAAAAAAATATTATAAGATTAATTTTTTAAAAAATTAATTGGCGTTTTAATTATGAAAAAAAATTTTCTCTATTATATTATATATATAAAATGGCTGGAGGTTTAATGCAATTAGTCGCTTATGGTGCACAAGATGTTTACCTTACTGGAAACCCTCAAATTACCTTTTGGAAGGTCGTATATAGAAGACATACTAACTTTGCTGTCGAATCAATCGAACAAGTTTTCAATGGAACTGGTGATTTCGGTAAGAAAGTTGTATGCCAAATTCAAAGAAACGGTGATCTTATCACCAAGATGTTCTTAAGAGTTGTTCTCCCTAATCTTGGAGTTGGTCTTGCCTGGACCCCTAAAGTTGGTCACGCTATGATCAAGACCGCCGAACTTAACATCGGTGGTACCCCTATTGATAAACACTACGGTGATTGGATGAATGTCTGGTATGAACTTGCCAGAAAATTCGCCCATGATCGTGGATATGATATTATGATTGGTAACACCAGAGAACTTACTGTCTCAACTGTTGGAACTGCTCAAGCTACCCTTTACGTTCCTCTTTACTTTTTCTGCTGCAGAAACGATGGTCTTGCCCTTCCTTTAATTGCTACTCAATACCACGATACCAGAGTTGAAATTGAATTCCAACCTTTCAATCAACTTATCTGCGGTACTGCTGCCACTTCATCTGCTACTGCCGCTTCCATGGTTTCATGCTCTCTTTTTGTTGACTATGTTTACCTTGATTCTGAAGAAAGAAAGAAGTTCGCCCAAGCTTCCCACGAATACCTTATTGAACAAGTTCAATTCACTGGTGCCGAATCTGTTACTTCCAGAAACGCTAAATTCAGACTCAGTTACAACCACCCTTGCAAAGCCCTTTACTGGAATGTTCAACAAAACAAATTCCTTAACACCAACGGTACCAACAAATTCCTTGCCTGGAATCCTAGGGATTGGGAAGCTACCAGAATCCAAGCCACCAAGAGAGCTGCTATTGCCTTTGGTGGATTTAACAGTGCCAATAATAGATACGATCTTTCTTTAACAGCTGTTTCAACCAATGCTTGGCAAGCTGCTCTTTCTGCTGCTCAAGTAGCTGGTCCTGATGTTTCAGGAAATGGTGGTGATGTTGATAACACCATTGTTCTTGGAACCCCTCTTCCTGATTGGTTCATCTCATCAACTGTTGATGAAATTGCTGCTGGTCTCAACATTAGCAGATCTCAAGTTGGTGATGCTTCTTCAAACCAAGATGTTATTGTCAGACAATGGGATAACTATGGTGTCTTCCTTAACAGAAATGTTAACCCTGTTGACCAAGTACTTCTACAACTTAACGGTCAAGATAGATTTTCCAAGAGAGATGGTAACTACTTCAACTACGTTATGCCTTGGCAATGCCACTCCAACACTCCTTGTGATGGTCTTAACATGTTCTCTTTCGCTCTTAACCCTGAAGAACACCAACCTTCCGGAACTTGCAACATGTCCAGAATTGATAACGCTACCCTAAACATTGATTTTATCTCTTCTATCAGCTTCAACAATGGTACTGCTATTGTTTCCAGAGACGCTAGCGTTGCAACTGATGCCAAGTGCAACATTTATGCTACCAACTACAACGTACTCAGAATTATGTCTGGTATGGCTGGCCTTGCCTACAGTAACTAAAAATAGTGGTCAAACTAATTTGCCATGCATTTTTATTTTACTGTTTTTGAATAAAAATTGAATCTTAAATTATTTAAAGGAATATTTTATATATAATCATATATATAAAATGTCTGAAGTTAAACAAGAAAAAACCCGTTTACCAACTCATATTAATGTGAAAAAAACAAAAGCTGTGATTGAAACAATCCAGGCACCTGTACGTAAAGTTATAAGTAAAAAGGTTGTAACACAAACAATTGTTCCAGGAAAATTTAAGACTATTGTATCTGCATCAACTACAAAAGAAATTAACCATCAAGTTGTTCAGTATACAGGATCCAAATATATTGTTGGTTATTGTCCTTTTAAAGATCAAGATATGCTATTTGTAACAGATTATCAGAATCAAGAATTTTATAATGACTTGGTTAATAAATCATGGCATTATATGTCTGATGGTGGATATATATCAAATTCAACATATGGAGAAGATGAATCTCGCAAACAGTTATACTTACATAATTTTGTGATGGGCAAACTAACTTTTAATGGTAAAGGTCAACACCATTCAATTGATCACATTAATAGAATTGGTCGTGATAATCGTAAAGTTAACTTGCGTGAGTTAACTCAATCACATCAAAATATTAATCAGTCCAAAAGAGAACGAGTTACAGAGCTTCCAGATGGTTGTGGAATAGACCCAAATGATATTCCTAAAAATATTTATTACAAACCCCCATCAGGAGCTCATGGGGATCTGTTTTATATTGAAATTAGAACTCCTGAAATTGTTAAAATTTTATGTCCTCAAAATAATAGCGATGAAGATTTAGTTGCCCCTAGATTCAGATGGTTTGGTACTAAATCTAAAACATTAGATTTGAGGGTCAAGTTACAGCATGCGATTAATAAACTCCAAGAACTAAAAACAGCTTATCCACAAATAGCAGATTTTATTGGCGAGTTAGATAATACTGTGGAACGTAATCAACTAGCCCAATCTTTTAATGAAATTCTTGAGCTTACAACGTATCCTCAAGAAATTAAAAATGAAAATAAAATACAACTAATTACACCCCATAATCCAATCCCTATAACTGAAGTACAAGCACAACTTTCTCAAGAAATTTCAGAAAAAACAATTCGAGGTCTTAAATCACATCTACCAGAAGGATGCGGTGTTACACCTCAGATGATACCAAAGTTTTGTTATTATAAGCCTGAATCAGAAACTCGTGGGGATAAATTTATAATTGAAAGACATCCTATGCTGATTTCTGAAGGTAAACGTCAGTGGACAACAACCGAGTCAAAGAAATTTACAACTAAACAAAAATTTGATTTATTGCTTGAAAAATTAGAAGAATTAAAATAAGTTTTGAAAAAAAGATATAGCAATAGTAACACCGGCAAGTCCATATGTAAATATATATACAATTCTACTTGTTAAAATATATTGTTTATTAGAAAAGATTAATTTAATCATATAAAATGAATATACCAAATAAAGAAATCCAATAAAATATCTTAACATTTTTTGTAATTCTTTAATATCTGTTTTTGTATTTTCAGAAATTTTTCCAACTATTTTTTCATATATTCCCACATATTTAAGGAAAACAATTGTTAATAAGAAAAAATTAATTATAATAAGAAAAATATCATCAGTACTCAATGTTCTAAAATTTGACATTTCACTAAATGTAATTTTTGATAAAATACCAAGATTAACTTTATTTGGATCAATCTGATGTTTTGTTAGCTGAGAATTAACATAATCTAAAGAAATATTCTGATGTAAATGCAAATTTGATAATTTTCTATATAAATCTATATCTGTTAAAAATGGATTGAATATTTTTTCCATAAATACTTGAATACATTTTTTCATTTAATATAATATTTAGTTAGAAAATTATATTAAATATATTTATACTCCTATGGCTAAAATATGTCTAAATATGATTGTTAGAAATGAATCTGCAATTATTGAAAGATGTCTTGGCAATTTAATTCAAATTATTGATTTTATTGTTATTACAGATACTGGTTCAAGTGATTCAACTATTGAAATTATTAATAAATTTATTAAACAAAATAAACCAAAAATATCTGGAAAAGTATATCAAGACAAGTGGGTTAATTTTGCTGTAAATAGAACAAACTCTGTTTATAATGCTAAAAATTATCTTAAATCAATTAAAGCTAATTTAGGAAATGTATATCTACTTTTTATTGATGCAGATATGATTGTTGAACTAGATAAATTTAATAAATCTGATCTAAAATTAGATTATTATTTAATTAAACAATTTAATCCATATATATCCTATTACAATACGAGGCTAGTAAGAGCTTCATTAGATTTAGAATATAAATCAGTAACTCATGAATATCTTGATGTTAATACACCAGAAGCAACATCTGAAAAACTTGAAACAATCAAAATAGATGATATTGGTGATGGTGGATGTAAAACATTAGAAAGTGCTTGTTCAACAGATAAATTTGATAGAGACATCAAGTTGCTAACTCAGGGTATATTAGATGAGCCAGAAAATTCAAGATACTATTTTTATTTAGCACAAAGTTATAAAGACATTAATGATAAAACAAATTCAATTAAATACTACAAGTTAAGAGCAGAAATGGGTGGATGGTTTGAAGAAGTATTTTATTCATATTTAATGTTAGGACAACTCGTATATCCTGATAAAGAATGTATAGAGTATTTTACAAAATCATTTGAAACTTCTGGAAAAGCTAGAGCAGAACCTATATATTGGTTAGCAAAATACTGGATTGAAAAAAAATATTATATTAAAGGTTATGAATATGTATCTCAAGGTCTAAAAATTCCATATCCATCTGATCAATATCTATTTATAAATGATTCTATTTATAACAAAGATCTATTTGAACTACTTGGTAAAATTGCTTTTTATAATGAAAAAGTGCGTTCAGGATTATATGCTTGTGATTATATTAAATTTACATCAACTGAACAAAATGAAGATTTTAAACAAATACAAACATACTATTTAAATAAACTTGATAAAAATAAATCTGATACAGCACTTTTAAATCCAGGACCTCTGCCTGCAAATTTTAATCCTTCAAACTGTAATTTTAAATTAGTAAAACCAGGAATATGCGAGGGAATACTAAGAACAGTAAATTACACTCTAGATTTAGAAGGTAACTATAAATATGAAGATTATATTCAATCACAAAACTATTGGTGTGTTGTTGATATTAATAAAAATTCTATTATTAGTAAAAAACCAATAGAAATTACTAACTCGACCTATCTTTATGTTAATCATCCCCATAATTCAGAAATTAAAGGTTTGGAGGATGGTAGATTTATTATATATAAATCAAAACTATATGCATCTTTTGTTAGTTTAGAATATGGACTAAATCCAATTCAGTCAATAGTTTTAGCACATATTGATTCAAATTTTAAAATAAATCATTTGGTTCCTTTACGATATTCAAATAACTTGATTCAAAAAAATTGGTTACCTGTTATTTATAAAAATAAAATGTGTTTTATTTATTCTTATGATCCATTTATACTACTATATGTTGATATTTATACTGGGTATTGTAAAGAGCTAATAAAAGCTACATATAATGTAAATTTAAAAACATTTAGAGGATCCGCAGGACCAGTTCAAATTGGGTCTAAACAAATTGTATTAATTCATGAGGTTGGATTTGATAAAGAAAAAAATTACACAAGAACATATTATCATAGATTTTTAGAATTTGATGAAAACTTTCATCTAATAAGAATATCAGAACCATTTTATTTTGATACATTGGGAATTGAATTTTCTTTAACACTAATCTATATTCAAGAAACAGATCAAATACTAATATATCATACTATTAGAGATAGCAAAATAAATAAAGTATTAATAGATTTAAATTCTATTCAATGGCTTCCATGTGATCTTAAACAAGCAATTATATCTAATTTATAAAAATATAGTTTTTAGAACATTTCACTTTAGAACATTTCACTTTAGTACATTTCACTTTAGAACATTTCACTTTAGAACATTTCACTTTAGAACATTTCACTTTAGAACATTTCACTTTAGAACATTTCACTTTAGAACATTTCACTTTAGTACGGATGTGATCTATCACATTTCCAGTAATCAGTACCATAATCAGCAAAAAGTTCTTCTCCAGATTTAATATCACATAAAGCCCATAGTGTAATTTTTCTATCACAGGCTTTTCTTCTTTTTCCGGTAATAGGATCTTCTAATTCTAACCTAAATTCACAATTATTTTTAAATTTAGAACCATGCGCATCATTAATCATTGCAATATATGCACGAGGAAATGTTCTTGCATCAACATACCATGTTTTATTTAATGAAAATGAATAATCACCAACACACTTTCCATTATCTTTTTTTAACACTCCATCATAATAGCCAATTAATGTTTCTTTATTAATTGGCTGATAGGTAAAAATTCCATTTCCTGCATTAAGAATATTAGAGGGTTCAACATTTAAAATTAATTTAGTGTTATTCCAATATAAGGGACCTAAACTAAAATCAGAAATTTTACTTAAATCTAATTTAGAATGAAAATTTGATCTAGAAACAAAATCAACCATTATTTAATATATAATTAATTGTTTGTTATACTAATAAATCAATTTTTCAATTTTATTTAATTAAAATGAGTTTAAAATTACTTAAAAATTACCCATATATAATTTAATATAAAATGAGTGAAAATAAAGGCATTCCTTGTTCTGAAGAAGACTATTTAGATGAAGATCCTTCTATCCCTAATCAACTTTTTGCATGTATTTCTATTTTTACACCAAACTCTGTAAAAACACCAGAAGGTGATGTAGTAGATACTGGTCATAGAGTACGTGCATTTAAAATTAGAGGTGTGTATTCATCTTATGAAAAAGCCCAAAAAAGATGTGAAGATATTAAGAAATTTGATAAATATCATCATGTATTTGTTGGAGATGTAGGAAAGTGGTTACCATGGGATGATGATGCTTCAAATGCAGAAGAGGCAGTATATGCTGAACCTAAACTTAATGAAATGATGAAGTCTTATCAAGAATCACAAGCTAAAGCTGCGGAGTACAATGAAGAAAGAAAGATTCAAGCTCATGCAAATGCAATGAAAAAGAAGAAAGAAGAAGCAAAGAAAGCTAAAGAAGAGGAAGTAGCAAAAGCAGTAGATACTGATGGATTAAATAATGATATTGAAACCAAAAATATTATTGAGTCAAATATTAATGCAAATGCAAGTTCATTAACTCAAACAGAATTAATTGAAGATCAAGAAAAGCTTAACGAGCTATCAGAAAAAGTTAAACAAGATCAAGAACAATTAAATAAAGAACAAGATGTAGTTGCTAATAAAGAACAAACAATTAATAAAATTGATGATGAATTAGTAAAAGCAAAAAAACTGTATGAGGATTTAATGAAAAAATATTCAATTGAAAAGTCAACACATTAATTTTTTTCTAAGACTAAAATAATGTTATCATTTAAAAACTTTATTTTAGTATTATTTATAATTGGGATAATAATTGTAACAAGTGAAGTTACAAAAATGACATATGAATGTCCAAGAAAAGAGATAGAATATAAATATGTACCAAGATCTCTTGATATGGACATTAAAGATTCTGCAGATGTTGATAAAATATTTAGAACAATGTTTCAATCAGCAGAACCATGGGTTGGATCTGCTAGAGCAGATTCAAATAAATTAAGAAAAATTGAAGCAAATAAATTAATTCAAAACCAACAAGAGACTTTTATGCCTTATTTTTAGGCCATTTTGACCTTGACATTGTTAGGCCATTTTGACCTTGACAACCTGACGTCGTTTAGAACTAATCAGGGAACTAATATCAACTAGAGGAGTTTTTTTATCATGATCTGGATCAAAATTTACCTCATGAAATTTAAGAGATCTAGGTATTCCAACTTTAAAATCTCGAGTTTCTCTAGATTTAAACCAAAATACTTTTTTATGAATATCTGTTGATCTAATTCTATTATCTAAAACCATACAACCATAATTATCAGTAACTTGAGAGAAAACTTGATCAAATAGATCAAATTTTGGGAAAATACCTGCATAGTGTTCATGTATTTTTCTTCTAGATGAATAAGTATCCTCGCCAAGTAAAAATATAAAATCAAAGTTATTTCTTAGCTCTGGTTGAATACCAATTGCATATTGCATTGCTAAAATAAATGTAAGTTGAAAATGTCTACCTTCATTAAATATAGAAAGAACATTTGGATCTTTTAACCACAAGTGTTTTGAGCTCATACAATCATCCATAACTAAAAATGCTCTTGGATCAATTGTTTTTTTTCCATTTTTTTCCCTTTCTTTATTTTTATCAATTATAAGTTTTTGTCTATGAAGAACTTTTGGAATTATCTCCTCTTTATATTCGTGATGTATATAAGATGCTGGCACAATATCATCATAAAATTTTGTCATTTTATCTGTTGGTGCAATTACAGTCCCACATGGAATATGTGTTTTTGATAAATAATATAAAATTTCACGAATAACCCATGATTTACCTGACCCAGATTTAGCAATCATTGCAATTCTAGGATTAACAAATTCACCATTATCATTAACAACTAATTTTTTTAAATCAAATTTTTCAAGTTGTAAAGTTTGACCTCCAATATTATAATCTCCTAACGCAGTCATTAGATATATTAAATAGTTAGATATTTTTTAAAAAGTAATTTATTTATCTAATTGAAAAAAATTGGTTGAAAAATAATCTAATA